AGGGGCAAGGATACACCGACTGAGGTTAAGCTGGATATTCTCAATAGGTGGTCTACCGCTTTCGACTTTGCTCAGTGTATTGGTGAGCATAATCTCACTGACGATAACGATAAGCCGCTTGACTTGTCTAATCCCGATGTTCTTGATATTCTCGATCCGCGAGTAGGTACTGAGATTGAAGCACTTATTAGCGACTTGATTGGGGATGATGAAGAACTTACGGATTTTACACAGCAAGCTACTTCATCCTCAGTGGACGAAAGCCCCCTTACTTCATCTATGAAGAAGGGAACGAGCGACTCATAGATGATTACACAGTTCGGGATGCTGCTGAGTGGGTAGAAATAACGATCCTATGCGAACGCCTAGGACAACTACCTAACCCCGGCGGGCTACTTCAGCAGCATCCCGAGCATATTAATCGCATGAGTAAGGTTCTCGAAGCTATGGATGCAGTAGAGCGTGACGAGAACGCTAAAGCAGACTCAAAAGCTAAATTAGATCATGGCCCTTAACGCAAGAGAATTACTACTAATCGTCAGAGCGCAGAATCAAGCTTCTGGCGCACTTCGCCGTGTGGCTAATGACGTGCGTAGCCTTAGCAAGTTACAGCAGCTAGGGCTACGCCGTAATCAGTTGGCTATTCAGCAGGGTAATCTCATGCGTCAGCAGCGACGTGCGTTAAATGAACTTGAGAGCGTTACTTCCGGTCGTAGGTTCTTACAGGCACAACGTGAGAAGTCAAACCTTCTTGAAAAACAGGTAAGAACACAGAACGCAATTAAGACCAATCTCGATGCACAGCGAGTCGCTAACATGCGTCTTGCAAATGCCGAGAAAGCCGGAATGAAAAAGCGTTCAATCGGTTATAGGCAGTTGCTACTTAACGCACGCAGGCTAACCGATCAGGAAGCTAACCTACGTACTACTCTAAGAGGCATTCCTAATGCTCTTGCTGCTGCTGAGCAAAGAATGGTTGGCCTCAAACAACGTGCCTCTGTACTTAACAGTGAGTTGGCAACAACTTCACAAAGGCTAGGTCAGCTTGCTGCACAGCAAATGGCACTTAATAAGGAGATTTCTGCCGCTCGTTGGGAGCGGTTCCAAGTTGCAAGTCGTACAGTAGCTCACTTAGGCCGTGTCATGCAATTGACCGGCCTTGTTGCTGGCGCAGGTATTGGTTTTATGGCCGATGCAGCAGCTAAGTTTCAAACACAAGTAGCCCTCGTTGCAACTCAGACAGGTAGAGCAGGTAGCGGTGTTGAGACTGTTACACGTAACGCTGCCCAACTCAATGAGATTATTCTCAGAGAGATGCCAAAGTCGATTGCGACGACTGAGGATCTTACTGCATCAACCTATGATCTGTTCTCGTCTGTGGACAGTGCGCGTAAGGGATACCTAACCCTTACTGATGGTGCAAAGCTACTTCACCTAGCTAACAAAGCAGCTATCGCTGGACAGACTGACTTATCTACCGCAGTTGAGTCAATCATTCGTCCAATGAACACGTTTGGCTTTACTGCCAAACAAATGCCCGGTGTGCTTAATCGAATGTTTGCCGCCGTTCGTTTCGGTCAGCTAACGTTCGGTGAGTTTGCATCTACACTACAGACCACAGCACCCGCAGCGAAAGCAGCTAATCAGTCTTTCGATACGTTGTCAGGTACTATGGCGTTCCTATCTAGGCGTCTTGGTGATACACGCGCAGCAGTAGGCTTTGCGCGACTTACTGAAATCTTTGGTAGGGAAAAGTTTGTATCAGGACTCAAGAAGTTCAATGTAAATATTACGGATGCACAAGGCAAGCTTCTTCAGATGCCTGAGATTATTGACAAACTTGTGACTCGCTTTCCTAAGCTACAAAAGGGAGGCGTATTCCTTCAGCAGTTCTTTAAGAGTATGTCAGGTACTGAAGGAACCATTCAGGCTAGACGTGCATTCGTTTTCCTAGCTCAGCAGCTTGACCAGTATAGTGAGATGGTCGGCAGAGTGAGCAAAGATAACGTAGAGTTTAATCGTTCGTTTGAAGCACTGAACGAAACAGCCGGCGTTAAATGGGCTAAGTTCATAAATCAGCTACGCGCACTGATGCTACGCTTCGGTGCTGCTGCTATCCCTGCGCTACTTGAAATAGTAAAGCCCGTTCAGCGTCTAGTTAAGTGGTTTGAGAATCTCGATGAAGAGACTAGAGGACAAATCGGTAGATGGGCAGCTTACGGTGCTGCGATACTTCTCGTAGGTGGAACCATTGCCGCAATTGTCGGTACTATCGGATCAGCTATAGGCGCGCTAGGTGCGCTAGGTGTTCTGTTCCCAACTCTCATTGTTGCGGCTATTGCATTTGCAGCGGCAGCTAGGGCAATTAAGGGAGATTGGTCAGGCGTAGGTGATCTAGTTAAGGAAGCATTTGACAAGATTACATCTTCCGGCCTAGCTATGGCAGCAGCATCAGCAGTTATTGTACTCAGCATATATAAGATCGTTAGAGCAATCCTTGAACTTAGAACGGCTATGATGGCTGCATCAGCAGTTGGCGGTTTGGGTGGTGCTACAGGAGCAACAGGATTGCTTGCAGGCTTATTTGCAGCAGTAGGCTTAGGACCTGGTATTGCACTTCTCGGTGTAGCTGTGGCTGGTTTAGGTGTAGCACTGTGGTCGTACTCAAGAAGGGCTGCGGAGGCTGCACAACATACGAGAGAAATGGCGGCTGCACAAGCTGCGTTGAAAAAGACAATGATCGCACCTTCCGAAGCTGCTGTATCTATCGGTAATCTCCCCGTCAGTGTTACTGATGTACGTAGGGCGACACTGGACGTTAAGGATTTGAACGATCAGATCAATGATCTGCGTAAGCAACTAAAGGATGCTTCAAAGGAAGATAAGGTAGGCATCCACAGGCAGATTCAGAGATTGGTTCTTGATAGAGCAGATGCATACAACAGATTGGGTCAAGCTGCTCAAACTGCGAATATGCGTATTCGTGGCTTCAACAGATTTCTCGATGGTCAGGCAACTATCTACGATAAGATAGCTCGGAAACAAAAGATCGTAGATCAGTTCCAGAAGATTCTCGATATGCCACGACCCAATAGAGAAACCGCTGCATTTGCACTAGGCTTTACGCCTGAGCGATTAGCAGGCCAAGTTGAGAGATTGAAGAGTAACATTGATGATCTACGTGGTGCATCCCAAAATGCCTCCAATGCTCTCGTCAATAACTTCACCAAAATGGTTAGGTCATTCCAGCAGGCTCAACTGCTGCCAAAGAACATTTCGCAGGATGCTATTGGTGACATACTGAAGCTATCTGAGAAACTTGGTCGTATGCCGAGTCTTAAGGAAATGCGACTATTCTTCAAAGCTGAAGTTGATCCTAAGTCGCTGGCTGACTTGCCTGCACAGATTCAAAGGTTTATCCGTACTCAGCAACAACAGCGTACTAAGGTGAAGGTACAGGCAGACCTTAGCTTTGCTGGTGCTAGAGCAGAACACCTTGCACAAATCACAGGTAAGATTCCTAAGGTGAATGTAGCTGCCGATACCTCTAAGGCTAAGCAGGAGGTTAATGCCTTTAAACAGTGGTTTGGCGGTAACAAGCAAATTCCACCGTTTAAGATTAGCTCACAGCCTTCAGGTGTTGCACTTGGTACGTCAATTAAGCAGGGTGTACTTGCCGGTGTTAGCGGTCTTGGTTCATCTTTGAGTTCTTCACTCAATGCACAGATTGATGCAGCTATCGCAGCGGCACAAGCTAACATCAAGTCAGGCTCACCTTCTAAGCGTACAAGGGATGAAATTGGTAAGCCAATGATGCAAGGTGTTATCGTTGGTATCATTAGCGAATTCGGCAACTTGAAGAGGTCTGCATTCGATTCTGCAAAGGAATGGCAGAAGGCATGGGAACAGTCTTTCCAAGATGCTAAGAGAACTGCTACCGATTTCCTTAGAGGATACTACGATGATATTCGTAGCTCCCTACAGCAAACGTTCTTCGATAGCCCATTCGGTGATCTTAACCAAATCCGTAAAGACTTCGGTGTTGCACTTAACGTGAAGGACTTGACTAAGGATCTAAAGTCTCAGACCGCCGATTTGGAGAAGTACAACAAGCAGTGGAATAGGCTGCTTGATAAGGGTGCGCCTCTTGAGCTACTTAACCAGCTTCAGGCAATGGGTGAAGATGGACAGGCAATTATCGCCGCACTTGCGGGAGCTAACAAAAAGGACCTTAAGAGATACATCAAGGCTTGGAAGGAAGCACAGAAGCAACTCAACAAGATTTCAAAGGCACAGCTTAAGGAGCAAGTGAAGGAATGGCGTAAGATGGGTAAGGCTATGGCTGCTGGTATCATCCTTGGTATCAAGGATCAGGAGCCTAAGCTAATGAAGTTCCTCCGCAACATTTTCCTCAATATGTTCGATGAAGCACAAAAGACGAACAAGTCTAAGTCACCTTCTAAGCTATATGCTCAGGAAGGTAAGAACATTATGGATGGTCTGCAAATGGGGATGGGGCAAGCTGCACTACGTATGCCCTCTGTGGGGGGTTCTAGGCTTAAAGGTCGCGGGTTCGGCACAGGTAGAATGGCACCGTTTACACAGATCATTCACGCACACCATGACGAGTCCCTATCAAGCACACTTAGACGAGCTACCTTTAGGATGAAGCATAGGCGATGATTAACAAAGCCAAATTCGAGAATATCGCAAGTGGTGCGAGTATCATGCTTCATGATGCTAACTGGCCTTTCTCTGATTACACCACAGAAGTAGACGTTCGTATGGATGAAGAAGAACGTGGTGGTGAATGGGGAATCCACGAAACGTATACTTACCTCGGTAAGAGGTTACATCATATTGAGGGTGATTTGCTAGCTGAGGATTCCGCTGACTATTGGATGCGTCGCATGGACTTCATACAAGCGGTCACTCCGAGTAAAACCAAGAGAGTCTTTGGTAAGTTAAGGCTCGAGCTTGAAGGTGTTTATGAAGAGACTTGGTGTTACTGTACTCTTGATGGTTGGCCCGAGTTGCCACTTGAATCACTTAGTCCATCAGCGGGTAGATTCCTAGTTACATT